ACTTCAGTAAAAGCCTGCTTAAGTGTTGCATCATCAATATCAAAGTAATTGACGACTCTTGCTCCAGTGGTGCCTGTTAAAGCGGCTGGTTTAAATGGTAAAACACCAGCAGCAGCTAGACTTTCAGTAGAAAGACCTGAGTAAGCCTCACCTGGTAAAACATTTGACTGAACATCTTCATTTATAATTTCAAAACCATAAACATCAACTAAATTGACACTTGCTACTCTTAGTTTTACAGTATGCCATCCTAGAGCTAATCCACTAGTTACATTTTTAATTTGATTTGTATTATTTCCTCTTGAGCCAATAACTGCACTTTCAGAAGAACTCAAGATAGTACTTCCTTCAGCACCACCATCAATAGTAGGTCTAAAATCTCTAGTACTACCTACATTTGGATAAAGCAAGTTTAATCCAGTACCGTAAAAAGTTACTTCAATAAAAATATCTGTATTACTGTCACTATCAATACGTGTTCCATAGGCAGTTGTAATATTTCTCCATCCACCTACAACTCTGATTCTAGAGTCTTTAGAGTCAATTTCATAAACAGGCTCACCATTAGGTCCAAACTCATCTTCTAAAAGAGAGATAGATCTAATCATAATTCTTTCAACAGGCATTAAAGACTTAAGAGTATTTGACTGATCTAAAACCTGTGCTCTGTTTAAAATCTCAGTATTAGGAGCGTCAATATATACAGGTTTAATAAAATTATTAAAACCTTCTTTTATCGAAGTATCATCTACCTCAAAGTTTACGCCTGGGATTAATGTTTTCATCTATTCTCCTATATTCCTTATTCTGGTTTTGCTGGGTAAGAAAGCTCCGCTAAATCTACAGCGTCCAAAAGACTCATATCAGCTTTATAAGCGTCAGTCATATCTCTAAGAGCAATTCTGTGGGCTTTCCAAGCTGCTTCAGAACCAATTGCTTTAGGGTCTGAGTCTTTATGTTTTTCTAGTTCAATATCAGCTTCCTTAAGAAGCTTATCTCTACCTTCTCTAATAATATCAAGCTTAGATTCTCTGTATGCTTTTAAGCTAGAAGCAGCAGCATCATGAGAATCATAGATAGCCTGAGCAAGATCTTGAGCAGTAACAGCATCTCCTGCTCCTGGTGCAGATTGAGGTTGAATTTGAGTTTCATCTAAAAGAGCTGATTTAATTACTTTAGTTTTACCATCTCTTTTAAGTGAAATTCTACAATGTGACTCCCCACCCATTTCTTTTATGAGTTCTTCTAGGTTTACATCTTTATCAATGTCGATCTTAACACTAAATTCTTTCATATTTATTCACCTTTTTGTACTCTTCGTTTTTCAATAGAGTTAAAGTAGAGCTGCTCAATAGATCCAGTATCTTCTTTCTGAAAGAGTATTGCAGCTTTGTTGGAGTATGCAGTTCTAAATCTACCTAAAAAACCACCAGAAGCCACACTGTCCTTAAAACCAATATCTTGTAAAATTCCAAACTCAAGGGTCTCAGTAGAACTAGCAGCATTCTGAATCTCTAAAGCAATCGCTCGTCCTGAAGAGGTATTGTTAGTTCTATTACTATTTGTATCATTAGTGATTACATAATACCTGTCTTCTTCTGATTTAAGAATCTGTCCAGACTCTTGCCAAATTTGAGTACTAGTTCCTTCTAATTTAATTCTTTCAGTAGAACTTGCAATATTAGAAGTATCAGACACTCTAGCTACAACTACATCATGAGATACTGTTCCAGACTGGTTCCAAGAACACACTAAGCTAGTAGATCCAGTCCATCTAATTCTAGCAAGAGACTTAGTATAGAAATATGCTCCGCTATCAGAAATTGAGTATCCATTGTACATATCAATAGACCCAGCTCCATCTGCAATATCCACTGCTGTAGATATAGAAGGAGTTCCAGCCGTAAGATCCTCAATTACACTTAAGTAAACGCTATTTGTATCACCTGTACCATATACTAATAGAGCTAATTTATTTCCATCTTGTTCAGCACCGAACAATGTTCTGTTTCCTCCTACTCCAACACTAGCACCTGATAGTTTAGTACCCCAATTAGCTAAATCATCATCAGAATACCACACAGATACGTTGTTACCAGCATCTTTACCTGCTACGAATAGTCTAGTATTTCCACCACCTAAGTCTACACATCCCATATAAACTGGAATACTATTTACAAAGTTAGCAGTCGAAACACCATCTTTAACGGTTACGTTAGATCCCCAAGTATCACCAAAATCTGAAGAGACAGTAACTGTATAATTACCTGAAGCAAGAGTGTAGTAACCAGCGTAAAGCTTATCGTTAACTGAATCATAACATAATTGAAAAGCTGCTGGAGTATTTGTATTGGTCGATATTGTAGCAGAGGAAGCTGCTACCCAAGTATCTCCAGACTTTACATATTTTACACCTCTTAAGTTATTGGTGTCTGCGGCATAGAAAACTACAGCTTCAGTACCATCTGGTTTAATAATAACTTCAGGTGCTCTCTGATAATAATCTTGAGCATTATCCGCAGCCGTAGGAGAAGTTAAATATGTAGTACTGTCTACTGACCAATTTTTTCCACCATCAGTTGAGTATTTTAATTCCATTCTATCTGGAGATAAACTTCTTCTCCAATTAGGTACTAAAATATCATCCCCTACCTTGTCAATGGCACACATATCAGCATCAGCAGTATCAAAAGTGATTTTTACAGGCACCTGTCTAAATTCAACAACCTCATTATTAATTGTTTTTTCTTCAAGGCTATTAACAAAAATACCAGTTCCAGCCACACTAGACTTAGAAAAAGCAATGTGAAGACCTAGAGAAGATTGTTTAGTCTTAAGTCTACCTAAATCAGGTCCACCTGAGTTTAAGTCTCCTGAAACACCTACACGCTGGTTAGTTTCAGTAGAGTCATCGGTTATCCTAACTAAAGGAACTGCCACGTTAGATGTTGGGTCTGGATCTGTAAATTTCCAAGACTGAATACTACCTTGAGTTAACCAGTTAGCAGGAACACCACTGGCAATTCTTTTATAGGTAAGGTGAAATTCATCTCCAATATTAAAGATTGATTCATCAGCTACAGCAAAAGAACCACTACCTTCTAAGTATTCTTGCTCTATATTAGTAGCAGGAGAGTCTACATCAGGTATCTTAGTTAACTTACCTGCACCTGCTGGACTACCTCCAGCCTCAGTTGAATGAACAATATAAACTGTTTGGTTATTTGAATGCCATGCAATTCTCTGAGAAACTTCTCTCCAAAGATGTCCTGAGTTTGAAATGGCTGAGTGACCGTTATAATCATTAAAAGCCGATCCACTAGTTAATAAAACCCCACCAGCACCGTGTTGAGCATTAAGAGTAGCTGCATCTAAGTTTAAATAGTTAAAATAAACATTATTGTTAGTATTTGCATCAAAACATAATACAGCTAATTTAGTACCATCAGGAGAAATCCCATCAGCTACTACAAATTCACCATTTCCACCACCATGTCCTGAGATAGAAACTTCTGCTCCCCAATTATTTTGTAAATCACCACTAATAGCGGATTCATCTACCCAAGCAACAAAACCATCTCCTCCAGAACCTCTTGCATAATGAACCATGATTCTATTATCCGTAGCTCCTCCGTTTGGATCATCTACAACCCAAAGTCTCATTATCGAAGAACCTGTAGCAGTTATTGAAGTGCCCCCAGCTCTAACCGCAGCATCTTCTCCAGCACTACCGTTTCCATCACCGAAAGTTGCACCATAATCTGTACTAAATGCCATTCTTATTGAGTTTGAACTAGACACCGCTGCTACATATAACTTTCCATTATTTTCAGCTATTTGTATACCTTGATATGAGAGAGCATCTTGTAAGATGTGATCTCCATTTACTCCTATATTAGACTTAGACCAAACTATATTACCATTTTCATCTATATTTCCATAGTATCCTGAAACATCATTGTTAGAGTCTAATTTGGCTACGAATACACGCCCTGTATCGTCAACCCAACATTTTGGTGAATATCTCTGAAAATTTTCAATACTAGAGCTATGGTTTACAACACCTTCACCGCCATCAACACTAGCATCGATATCTGCAAATGCATAGTTTTCACCACCGTCAGCGGTAGCTCTAACTCTTAAAGCAGTTGTGATTGAAGTTTGCTGCCAAGCATATACCCTATACAAGCCGTTTGGAGATACTGCGAAATCCATAACAGAAGAAGCATTGGCTTGAAAATCCTGCAATTCAGTAGGAAAATCATCCCAGCGAGTAGATACATCGACCTGCTTGAGACCGAAGTTATTATACATTAAGAGTTCACGATCTCCAAAACCATCGGCTCTGAAAGGCTTCTCAGCTACAGCGTGAATAGTAGAATTATCAAAATCAACTTTTAAGTGACCTGCATATCCACCTTCATCAATATTTGGCTTATCAATAAGATCTACTGGATTAGCTAATTGAACAGAAGACTCTTCAATAGATATATTATCTGTATTGAAAGGACTGTTTGCATTAATATTCCAAATAACTAGAACTCCACCATCTTGAGGAGCAGTAAAACTTGATTGTTTAGATCCAAGCCCTACGTTTCTAATTTGTCCGTAATTAATTTCTGCTGCTGGACTTATAGGTTCTCCATTAAATCCGTACTCAGATTCAGGATATCCAAAAACCACACCTACAGAAACTCTTTGATCATTAATAATATCAGCTTTTAAGGTATATGTCTTACCTGCTTCCAAACTCAACTGTTGTTTACCAACACATTGACCAGTGCCACCGATACATTCAAATACATTACCTGATCCAATTAAAAATGATCCGTTTTGAGAAGAGAAAGTCCAGCCAGAAGGAAGGGTTCCCACTGTACCAGTGGCATCTCCATTAGTAACCTCTTCAGCCTTAGCAGAATCATCAATAGTAATCTCTCTAGCCTCAATTTTACCTAAAGTAAAACCAGCACCATAAGATCCATTATTTCTTTTATACATAAGCTGAAAAGAGCCTGATGTTTTAGCAAAATGATGTTCATTAATTAAAGTTGTACCTCCAAGAATAGGATCTTGATAGTTTTCAATCTGAGCAATTTCAGTACTAGTACTAACATTAGCCATATCAGTAATTCTAGCCATATATCCTTTACCTGAATCATGAGAGCAGGCTATAAAAACACCGTCATCTGTTTTTATAATATTGGTCTTATCCTCAAAGAATGGGGTTCCGTTAGAGTTGTTTGTCCCACTACCGTTAGCGATATTTGGTGTATTGCCTGTACCATCAGCCCATGCAACAGTACCATTTTGAATACTAGGTGTAGCTGTAGAAAGATCAATTTCAGTCACCTGAGATAAATTAGTACTACCTGCTCTAGCAGTACCAGCGGCAGCGTGAGCTGAGGCGTGTCCAGCAATAGAGTGTATATACCACTTATCATCAGTATTGAGATAGGCACCGATAGGCAAGTGATAGGTAAAACCTAAAAGCTCACCAGCATCTATAGCAGTAGCCCAGTTATTGTTTAAATCTTGATCATCTGTATAAAATAAGTTATTGAAACATGAAGCTACACCACCACTTGTACATGGTGATAGTACAGCTACTCTGTTTTGAGCTACTTCTTGGATTGAAACATTATCCATTTCAAATTCCCCAACACCAATCGCACCATTCCAAGTCATTCTAAAATTAAGAGTGCTAGATTGAGGTATAACTACAACTTCCCAATCATCTTTATTTTGAGCATATTCATCAGAAGCTATATCTACATAAAAGAAAGACGCTCCTGACGCTAAATCTCTTATATCAACATTCCAAGCATTAGTATCAGATAACATTCTAGCTGTCCATTTTATACGGTAAGCTTTTCCTGCGGTTACACTAATTTGTTGGTCAAGTCTGCCAAAATTAGAAGCATCAGTAGAAGTAAACCTAAATTTACCATCCACTACGGTAACAGCTCCTGTTCCAAGAGAACTATCTGTCCATCCTGTTAAATCACCACTACCAGCATCACCGTTAGTGATTAATTCAGTATTATCAATAGTTTGACCAGGAATATCGACTACAGCTAATCTATGCGGTTGAGCATTACTTGTGCTACCTGCTGGATTAGAAGTAGCAATAGTAGTACTTCCATTTTTAATAGAAGCAGTTTCAGGAGTAAAAGTAGCACCGCCATCAACAGACTTAACTATTTTTAATGGTCTAGTAGTAGCTGCTAACATAGTTACATAAATAACACCATTATGTTTTTCAGCTCTAATAGCTAGTTTATGTTCCCCACTAGATGTATTTGAGATACTTCCAGCATATGGAGATGATTCAAAGGCATTAGATTGTTTTAATACTAAGTCTCCCTCAGCATCAATTGTTCCATATAAACCTCTGACTTCACGTAAAGATCCGTCATAATGAGCATAAGCTATAAAAATTTTATTTTCGTCTACAATTACCTTAGGACTAGCTGTAAAAAAATCAGAATGCTGATTCCACTGAGAGCCAATAACAGATTGAATTGTATGTTCGTTTTCTTGAACACCACTTGCAATAATCTCAGCATATCTAGAAGATTTACCTCTGTCGGTAGAATAAGATACTCTAAGTAGTCCATTTGTGACTTGATCTACGTCACAGATAACAACTACATCACCATCAGCAGCCATGTCATGAACAGTTACATTAGAATCTCTCATACTTGGAATTTCAGGAACTTCTTCCCATCCAAGAACACCGTCTAGACTGTTAGGGATAACATCTGTATCAGGTTGACACTCAAAAAGATAATCTCTTCTTACATCATCAACCACAACAATTTCAGATTCAGTGGCTTTACCTACAATAATAGAGTTTGCTACTTGAGTAGTAGAAATCTGACCAGCAGTACCGTTAGTGTAGTGATCTGCTCCAACTGTAAGACCTGATAAGCCATCAGCCTCTCCTGATAAAATACCTGTTACAGAACTTAAGGCAGCGGCATCGTTTCTAGCAATAGCAGAGAAACTTTCAGATCTGTGAGCCGCACCTACAGGTGTAAAAGACCCATCATCCTGTACTGGAGGTGAACTATCGTCACTTGTGTTAACTACTTGCCACATTTTTTCGCTTGAAAAAGTATGTACGCCAGCAGCTCTATAGAAAGACGCATCTTCAACTAAATCAACTGAGCCAAATCCTAAAGTAGGAAGAATAGAGTTTGCTGCACTTGCAATTAAGTTAAACGTCCCAGCATTTTCAAATGTTTTAATTCTGTGATTTTTCTCATCTAGATTTACCACATAAATATTTGCTCCAGCAGCATCCATTAATGTTTTAATTTCAGTTTGTAGAGCAGTATATGGGTAAAGATACTCACCTTGAGTAAGTGAGATAGTAAAGTTAGACCCACCTTCATTGAAGGTTAATTGATCGTTTGTTGCATCAATAGTTAAGGTTTTTCTAAGCTTTGCGTATAAAGCCTGACCTTTAGTTACAGCTTCAGCCGTTCTTAGTCTTAAAGAACTTCCTCCGCTACCAGATCCACCTTTAATTTGATTCGATTTTATTCCTGATGTTGCCATCTATATCTCCTACTATTTATCAAATGCTATTTTAATTTTTTCAATTCCACTTTGCAATGACGCAACGGCTCTATTTAAAGTAGCCTTAAATTGCATCATAGTGCCTCTGTTTGCAGATTGGAATGATTTTCTCCATATCATTAATTGCTTATAACTATCTACAAATGGCTTACCGTCTTTAGCTACACCTGCATCGTAGTAATAATCACTTGCAACCCTACCTCTAAATCTCCTACCTAATACAAGATTAGCTCCGATTGACTGAGTTGAAACAACAGCTTGCTGTGGCTTCCATCCATCATAAGCAAAGGTCTCTGATTCGTTTGCAAACTTAACATATCCAATTTTACCGCTGAAATATTGTCCTAATTGAACACCAGCAGAAATTGAATTGTCTCTTGTACCAATATACATATCTCTACCAGCGGCATCTGCAATATTATTGAAAGTATCTTGCACTGCATAGGTAGCTTCAGTAAATAGTGCAGTACCATTAGGTCCGGCAGTTAAATCCGCACCTTCAGACTTCCAAAGTCTTACTGGCTGACCAGCACCTGCTCTTGTTACTTTTACCTTACAAAAAGTTCCAGAAGTAATCCAGTCATCTTGTGATTCAGTATTCCTAAACGTAGATGTTTCATCGTAACAGTCAAAAGTAAGCTTAAATCCTGAAGTAGTAGGATCACATTGGAACCACCATCCTGCTTCAATACCACTATCCATTCTGGCTTTAGATATAATACATCTACCACTACCAGCAGCATTAATATTAATCTCAGCCTCAATCGCAAAAGCTCCATTTTGATCAGAAACGTCACTTCTTCCAATATCTAAGAAAGGCGAGTGGTTGATTAAGGTGTAGTTATTTGATCCGTTAAAATCTAATGCAACACCTTCTTGAAAATCACTATCAGTAGCTAAAGCAATAGTTCCACCCTGACCTGAAACATTGTGTCCAAACTCACTTAAATCAAAAATACCCGATCCAAGTGAAGATGATTGGTTTTGAGTAAGGGCACCTGATACACCGTCTTTCTTACGAGCGAGATCAATACCTAAAGCCCAGTTTCCTACAAGGTTTCTGTCATAATCAGGAATAGCTCCCATCTCATCATATACAGCACAGTTTAAGTCAGTAAATGTTGACTTAGCTGCTGTGTTTGAGATGTTAATAGTTCTTTCAAAAGGGACACCCTGCTGGTTTCTGTCAGCACCACCACCTTGAAAGGATCTTCTAAAAGTATATTTTAATTGATTATCGTCAATATATTCAATAGCAGCCTCACAGTCTTTAATAGTGTGAGATCCGTTTCTAATGTTTCTACCTAAGCCTACATCCTCAATCCAGTGACCATTTACTTGGAAAATACCTGTCTTACCTCTAGCAGACCATGTGTCCTGAGCATCATTTGCACCGTAAGAATCATTGCCTAAATCTGATGGGGCAGTGATTAATGCTAGAAAATCCGTACCATTAGGTGCCTCATCTGTTGAAACAATTGCAGCATATGTACCAGCCGCTAAGTTAACTGGTGTTTCAAAGTTAAAATATAAATAATTACCGTTAGTTGTGGGTGAAAGTAAACGTCCACTGGCTGGTCTTGAAGTAGCCAAGACAGTTCCACCACCGTCAATCGGTGCTCCACCTGAGGTATCCTCAATAGTCATAGTAAATTCTGCATCTTTATACTTGCCTGATGCAGTTTGTGTACGCAACCCTATCATTATACTTCTAATATCTTCAGCACTAGATAATGTAAAAGTTTGAGCTATTTTTGTTGTATTAGCATCAAAATTCCAAGTAGTGTTGTTTCCACCAGTTGAATTTCCTGGACCGACTAAAATATCAGAAACATCTTTAATCTCAACTAAGTGAGAAGCTACTGCATTGGAAGAGAAATCTTTTAAATCACATGCAATAAATAAATGCTTGTTATCAGCAGGATTAAATCTAGCTCTTATGGTTGAGTTTTTCATTAGGTTAGAATCTGCATTAGGTCCACGACCATTATCAGTATCAATTGCAAGTCTAGATAAGTCCCTATTAGGTCCAGCAGTGTCTGTTACAGCATGATTTATTGTTTGAATAGTTAGTCTATCATTACTGGTTTCATCTAAATAAATCATTGATAAATATTCATCATTAGCTGCAATATCCATTAGTTTTGAAGGACTACCTTCTTCACCAGAATAAGCCACAAAAGTCCATGAAGTAGCTTCGTTAAAATAGAAAGCATTAATAGCACCAGTGTCTGATCTTGTCATCACCCAGTGCGCTCTTCTATTAGGAGCTGTACCTGTAACAGCCGTACAAAAAGGTGCATCAAAATCACCTACGTTTGCCCCAATAAAGCCGCTATAAGCTATATTAGCACCTGTTTCATCAAAAACATAGGCGGCAGTATTGTTGTTACTTTGGTTTGTCACTGCAACACAAATTGCAGTCATATCTTCTTCATCAATAGCTACCGTAGAAGAAGTATTAGTTCCTACAGCAGCATAAACATCTCCAACACCACCGTTATTATTAGCATTATCAGGTAGATCTACTAAAGTAGGAGTAACTAAACTAATATCGCCTAATACAGCCTTAACATCAAAACTACTTCCATTAAAAAATCCATAAGTACAAAACCACTTACCGTTATTGGCTACACCAATATCTTTTGGACCCATATGAGGTATATGAGAATTGGCAATATTATCATCACTCGTGTCTTGTCCAAAATTTCTGGTATCGGCAAATTTAGCCCAGGTATTTCCTCTGTCTTTTGTATAATACCAATGGTACGTATCGTTACCTGAGTTATTACCTACTAATCTGATAATTCCGTACTGACCATTTTTAGACATTTTACCGTCTAACATCTCAATAGTTTCATCTAGAGATTCAATAAGTTGATAAAAATTAGAACCTTCAATAACTACTTGATCAATGCCGTGCATATCTGCAAGATCAAGCTCTTCCAAAGCAGCACCAGCAGATCCTTCAATCAACCAGTTAAAAGGTACAACTCTCAATTTATCATTAAGTTCAGCAGTAATAACTCCCATACTTAAATCTAAAGAATCAGGATTCAAAAGAACAACATCAGTTTCACCTGAAACAGCACTGAATGTAGAGCTTGAAATCTCAAGTCTAGCCACATTTTCATCATTATCAAGAAGCCAGATATGATCTGTACTTCCAAGTTGTTCTAGTTTTTTACCTATAATAACTTTTTCACCAGCTACAAATACAGTTGAAACATCACCTTCAAACTTAATTGTGTTTGCAGCGATAGCTTCAGACTTAGGGGCAGCCATTTGTGTTTTCATTTCAGCAAGTACTTCTACACTAGATAGGCTAGTAGTAGTTTCTTTGTTTGCTTCATATGTACCAGATAATTGACCTGGAGTGATAATAAGATCACCACCAGATAGTTGGGTGTTTACTTTTGTAGCTCCAATATCTGATTCAAAATCATCAAAGATACAGTTGATTAATTCTTTATTTTCATCAAGAGCTAAAAGATTAGCGTTAGTTCCAGAACCACCACCAGTTCCAAACTCTTGGAAATCTTCACCTGGCTGTACAAAACCGATCTTGCCGCCTTCCATTTTAACTTCAGCGTTATTGGTTCCATCATGCATTTTCATTGAACCTGGTCCTAAATGAATATCTCTCCATCTATTTCCAGCAGACCCAAGATCATAAGTATTGTCTAGAGCAGGGATAATACTAGTATTTACAGCATCAAGTTCAGCTACTCTATATTGAGCCTTGTGAACTCTTACAGGAGTAGCAGCAGGAAGCGGAGCAGGAACACCGCTTACGATTTGGTAAATATCAACGTACTTACCGTTAGCAGTATCCTCTTCATATACAATGTTTCCTTCAGTATCGTTTTGACCTACAATAAGTCTTTCAATATCTTGACCGTTAACTTCAACGTCAAGATCACCACGTGGCGCACCAGCATCTCCACCTGGATTATAAGATAAAGTCCCAGCAAAGGTCAATCTTGTTTTGTCAGAAACTGTAGAAACAGAACAGTTTACAGTTCCAGTCCCATCTGCAAAACCACGAGCAGAAATTAAAGTCTTTTCTGCAAGACCTAAGCCGTCAAATGTATTCTCAATTTTAACTAATTCAAAGCAGTCATCAACCGCAGCCGCTGCATCATTAATCTCTCCAGCAGCATTAGGGTTTAATAGAATTTGATTTGAGTCACCAGCGTTGTTTACTTCCATGTACTCGTGAGCAATACTAACATCAGTATCGGCAGGAGTTTGGAAAGAATCAACTTTCTTCATCAACACACCATTTCTATAGAAATTATGTGCATTTGAATCGAAACTAAAAGTTTCGTTATCGAAAGTGATAGTGTAACCTGTCTCACCTTCTTTCTTATCTTTTAGAACAGCAATGGTTCCACCACCGCCAGATCCTCCACCGCCAATGAACTGTACAATTTTTTCGTCTACAATATTTTCAATTGTTCCAGCATTATTGAATAGTGTGTAATAACCGATAGTAAGATTGGTTCCAGAAGGTTCAGGAAATTCTGCATCATTTTCAACAGCATTAGACGCTGCACCAGGAATAATCTTGATCTCACCGTCTTCAGTGATTTCAACTAAAACTCTTAAATATTCATTGTTTGCAATTGTAATAGCAACGTCATCACCAGGAGTTACAACGGCATTACTTCCAGAAGTAGAAGGGAATACAACTGTACCACCAGCAAACTCAAAAATAACCTTATTAATAGGCTGATTTGTTTTTTTTCTTAAAGTTTCTGGGTTAGTAAGAATATTAGAACTAATATTAAGAGTAAGATCTGGAGTACTACTTGCACGAAGAGCAAATGGAGGCGTAACCTCTAGATCAATAGCAGGTAAAATTTGCTTTAATGTTTTGTTTGAGTCAACACCAGTAAGCTGTTGAAGAGCTGATCTGTGTTCTGACTGTCTTGAATCGAATCTTTTAATCGTCATATCTTATCCTAAAATAATAAGATGACACAGCTATACTGATCTTTTTGAGTCGGAATAGCGAGTGTGTCACATTCATTCCTTTGTATTTTAATTTTATAGGTCTCTTACTTTCCTAAAATTTATTAAATCTCCAACTTCTAAGTCAAAAGTAAAGGTAACTTGTGTTCTAGGGACTACTCCAACATATGAATAATCCAGACCATCTTCCATCTTTTGACCATTAAGGTGAATTTCTAGTTCAACACCTTGATAGGTTCCACTATTTGGCAAGGTCACAGGGTTTCCAGCAGCAATAGGGTTAATCTCATTAGCCCCAGGACTTCCACTTACTACTGTAAGTTCTTCATCATAGATATCAATATCTGAAGCTAAATCCTTACCTCTTAATACTCCATTTGAAATCTGTACATATCTTGCCATACTTATATAATACCATATTTTATATTACGCCAACTACCTGGATAGATTGAACTAGAACTTTACTTGTCTCAAGAACAATACCTACTCTTACCACAGCCTCATCATTATTTGTTGGAGCTGTTACAGAGAAAGTACCGTCAGCAGTTAGAAAAACAGGAAGTCCAATATCTCCAGCACCAAAAGGTGTATCGGCAGATCCAAGCTCAACTTCACCTAGCATTATTACATCTACTGGATCTCCAGCAGTTAGAGCTGTACCGCCTACTTTAGCAATACCAATTACATAGAAATCGTCACTTGAAGAAGCATCAATCTCAGCTTTGAAAATTCTTCCAGCAGTTTCACCTGATTTGGCAAGTCTTACTAAATGAATCTTATTTGCAGCCATTGCTTCACCAGCATCAAAAGATCTTTTGATAAGAGCATGTTTGTGTAATGAGTCAGCATTAGAGGCATCTGTTAATGTTTCAGCTTCAGAAGCAGAAATATCCGTACTTGCAAAGAAAGTCACAGCTTCAGCTAATTCAGCAGCATCTGCAAGTTTAGAAGTTTCAATAGCAGCAGTAGCTGATACTTTATCGTTTGTAACGGCTCCAGCAGCAAGTCTAGCAGTATCAATACCTAGATCTTTAACATCAAGACCAGCAGTAACTCTCTCAAGAGCACCTGATGGGTCTACTAAAACTCTTAAACTTCCACCAGAAAATTGAAGACCTGGATCAGAAGCTAGAGACAGACTAATTACGCCAGATGAAATGGCGATACCATTAGCAACAGAAGCATCTGCAAGTCTAATGTCAAATCCTACCTTAGTAAGACCTGTTGAAGCAGTTGTTGATTCAAAATATTTTTGGTCCCAAGAAGAACCGCCCCATTGACGTAATGAAGAAGATTCATCATCAATGGAGATAAACATACCAGTTGTAGGAGTAGTCGCAATCCAGCTAGAGCCGTCAAATTGTACTATATCACCAGCAGAAGCTCCATCCCAAGCTGCGTTGGGAGCACCACCGTCATGGGCTAAAACATATACATCGCCACTTACTTCTGTTGGAGGAGCGGCTGTATTATCAGTAATATAATCTTTAGCACTTTGCTGATACCACTCAAAGTTATTAATAATTGACCTGGTATTCTCAGCATAATCAGCTAATTCTTGAATATTTGCTTTCGCAGATCCACCAGCAGACAAGATATTGCCTGTGTAAGACCCCATATTTGCAGCAGAGCTACCTAGTGCAGACTGTAAGTTACTAATATCACTAGTATTTGTAGCAATATCAGCAAGATCAACGTCAGTATCTGGCATTGTAATTGTTCTGACTTGACCAGTAGTAATACCTGAAGCTTCAAATGCTATTTTCTTACTTGTATCTCCATTATCAGAAATACGGAATGTACTATCGTCAAAATCAGGAGATCCAGCAGTAGCAAGAGCAGTGTCGATAGATACTAACCATGCCTCAACATTTGCAGCGGCTGGAGAGTGGTTTGCGGCTGTAGCCTTTACACCAATCAGCTCCGCACCAGAAGTACCAGTAGCACTTCCAAGTTCCGTTTCCGTATAATATCTATTATCGAAAGTCCCATCAACCGCAGCGGCAGATTGGACTAATAGAAGTTTATCTAATATAGCTTTAGTAAGTTCAGAAGATGTCGCCCCACCATCTGTGGTGAGCTTTAAGGTATTCGTAACTAGCGAATTTTGCGTGAGATCAATCCCTCTGATCGCACCGCCAGCATACTGCCTTAATCTAGTAATATCAGCCACTTATTCTCCTTATAAGATCGTCTTTATATTTTATAGATTGTTATTGTTTTGGATTTTTAAAGAGCACCAATAATTTGGATGTCTACGATGATATCTTTATTAGAAGGATTTTCTTCATTTTCAACTATAATACCGAGCCTGACAACAAAATCACCCGATACGAAGCCATTTACACCTATATCTGGGGTTATATTTGTAAGGTTAGATGATTTATCTAAAAAAATAACATCACCTGTATTAAATGAAGTGGTTATATTTTTTACCCTACCCTTTGAAATTACACTTACACTGTCACCATTTGCCACATTTGCTTCTAGAGCCCCAAATATAGAATAAACTTGATCCCTGTCAGTAACGTCTACCATACCGATAGAGCCATTACCAAGTACTCTTACTACTGTAAGTTGATTAAGTAAACCTCCAGTATCATTAACAAAGCTACCTGCTACTTTAGAAGTAGGTGTATTGAAAATTCCTTTTTCTAAATTAGTTGGGTCGTAAGACATCTAATCTCCTATATTAAGTGCCAAACAGATCCATCAGATACTAGCTTTCTGGATTGATATTGGGTTGTAAGGTCTATAGATCCAGCACCGTCAATTGTTTGAGCACCAAAGGCATCAATTGTAACGACATTAGCTGAAGCATCAATTTTCTTTATATCTAATTCTTTACCTGTAACAGTTGACGCATCTGGTAAACTTAAAATAATACCACCGCCAGCAGCATTGCCTAAAACTATATCATCTCCTGCCAAAATATTATCTGTAGCAGCTACTGTTCTTAAAGATCTGGTAGCAGCAGAAGAAGGAGCACTAATAGTAAGCTCATTAGCATTCTGAGTAAGTACTACGTTAGTACCAGCAATAATAGTTTTAAATTGTAGGTCTAATCCAGATTTACCAGCAAAGATTACTTCACCAGCACCTAAATTAGTACCATCATTGGCTTCACCAATAGAACCAGAACCACCTACGTAACCACCAGCAGTGTCAATTCTAACAGTAATAATATCGCCAAGTTCTAAATCAATTAGAGTTTCAAATACGTTTGAACCACTTCCTGCAACACCTACTTCAGCCCAGTCAGTGCCTAAACTTAAAAGCTGACCGTTTAGATAAACCTCAAGAGCACCTTCACCTACAATATATAATTGAGTTGAATCAGAATCTCTAGAGTCTAGAGGCATTGTAATATTAGATCCAGCAGCTACTGGACCGTTGATTTCATTATCACCTGAAGGAACACCTGCAATTACCGCAATATCCTCTTCATAGGCATTGTCATTTAAAATATCACTAATCTCACCTAAAGTAAGATTATCACCTTCTACAAGCTTAGTATCATCCCAAAGCCATACAGTATCGCTAGAATCTCTTACAGCTAGTACAAATACATTTTCACCTAGAGGTACTGTATCTGTGTTTGCTACTGTAACACCTGAAAGATCAGGAATAGAAAAGTTGGAGTTTCTATCAATTAAGAAATATGCAGTTTGGTTAGCAGCTAGTGTAAGAGTACCGCCTAGACCAACATCTCCAGTTACGTTGGAACTTGGAATGAATATGTTTAAGTTAGCAGTACCACTTGCCTTAGTAAAAGTAATTTCTTGATTTGCTCCACTGGTTGTTTTAGTAACAACATTATAATCAGGACCAAATGTGATGGTTTTGTCTTGAGCCTTGTTAGCTACCATTGAAGTTAGCTTAGAAGACCTGATAGTTAAGTTTTCACCGTTTGTAGTGTTGTAATTTTCTGTACCTGTAAGGGCATCTGTAGCTAGTACATTATAAAGAGGGTCAGAATCAGAATCATTTGCAGACCCAATATATGCTAATAAGGCTGCTGGAACCTGGTCAGAAATCTGAAGTTGCTCACCTACTTCCAGCTCAGCGTTTAAGAATCTAAGATACACTCTAGCTTGACCAGCAGAGTCTGCTCTCATAAATAGCCAGTAAGTATCTGCATCAAAAGGAACATCTTCAATGTTGGCTACTTTAATATGTCTGTCTGTAGAAGGAGCAGCATCAGTTCTATAGTTACCCCAGGCTACCTTGGCATCTGTACCGTTAATACCTGTGGAAGTGCCGCCAAAGTTCTGGGTAAGAGTTACCTGACTTGTAGAATCAACAGATAAGATCTGATAATAAGATCCGTCACCTTCAGAAGCTACTTTTACGTAGTCGCCAGCTTCAAGATCCGTAGTCCAAGGAATAGCTCCTACAGAAGTTACCTCATCAGCACCATTTGTGAAAACTAGCTGAGGGATCACTTCTATACCACGAATAAGCTTTACGTAAGCTACCTGGTTATCATCCAGGTCAATATTTGTAGTGGCTGGGTTAGCCTCAATTTTATATTTAAGTCTGGTAGATACAACCGTGAGAAACATGTTTTCATCCCAGTTGATCTGTCCTGGATTTCCACTGTTATGCTCAATATAGCCACGACCAGTGAAAATAGTATGACCGAGATCGTACTTTAAGCTAGTTAGAGAACCAGCGTTGTTTTCAGAGTACCAGTAAGTAGTACCTTTGATTTGTTTAATCTCTGTCTTCAGAGCTTCATCGTTCTCCTTGAAAGTACGAATCTGCTTGTCACCGCCTCTAAAAGGAGAAGAGGTAGAACTAGATGACTGCCAGAAATTTTCTTGACGACCTTCTGTGTGGTTATCCCATGGGTACTCATGGAAAGGATCTGGGGTAGAGCTTCCAGCAGTACCTAATCTGAATAACATTGGTCTGCGGTCTTGTATATTCAGTACGTTATTAGATGAATCTGTCTCCACAATAGCAATAGGAAGGACATTTGAAGTAAATAACGAGGATGAAATTACAATTTTATAATCTAGCGTTTCAGCTAGTGGAAGGGTTTTTGTGATCTCTGACTGAGTAGTAGGGTTCCAAAGGTAGGTTTGAGCTGTAGTAGTGTCGTCAACTTCCCTGGTAAACTCTAAAGAAACATAGTTTAGAGCACCTGGGGTAAATGCACCCTCAACTCTAGTGTTGGTGGTGGCACTAAGTACCTGATTTGACTCACCAGCAGGTAATTCAAAGAAAGTCCCTGATTCATCTGACGCACCGTGTAATATAGCGGAGTCCTCAACAATCAGTTGAAGACCATTAGCTGAGGCACCAATAGAACCTGCCATTTCAATGTCAAATCCACGAATTACGTATGATTGGGACTCACCAAGCACGAAAGCCGCAAACATCTCATCAAAGTCATTTCTGACCGCTGATTCTATCGATCTAAGATGTGGTACGTCTACACGTTGTTGGTTTAGCCAATTTTGCGAACGCTTAACTGCCATATATTGTTTCCTATATCTCTACCCTTATAATACCATGTAATTGTACAATTTTTTTGGGGTAATATGAGGTGGGCATTTATATTAAAGATTGCTATTGAGGACTTGTATTAAAGATTGTCTTTTAGGGCAGATTATGATAGTATTTTATTGTGGAGGTAAATATGGATAAACTAGAAAAAGACGCTAAGAAAAAAAGAACAACTAACGTATATTCAGACACTTACGACAATGGTGGATGGTCTAAGCGTGACGTACTGCCTACAGGAGATCCTATCGGTGATGTGGTAGAATCAGAGCAGGAACCAACTACTAAGAAAGAACTTAAAAAATACCCTAAACCTATGGAATGCAAGACTGCCTGGGCACCACCAGTAGGGTTTGAAAAAGATGTTCAAAATTATATAGATACTATGAAGGATAGATTATTAGTTCCTAAGGGTAAGTTTTTAGATGGTGATTTCGGAGTATCTTTTCACACATGCTGCGAAAAACCGCAAAAATACAAGAATATTATTAGCAACAGCCTTAAATTTTGGTCATGTAAAAACTGTGGGGCTGATCTTGGAGATATTAAATGACGATAAAAGAATTAATCGAAAAACTCCAGGATTATCCAGAAGATATGGAGATTTTCACTAGTGGATCTATGTGTACTGGCAATAAGCTAGAATGCACTGCCTACAAGCCTTTTCCACAAGAGAAAAGGGTTGTTTTGATTGATGACACCTATTATGTTGCACAAAGAGCTTGTAAAGAGACCAGTGGAGCAAAGAAATGTCTCGTGATCTAACCGATGAGGAAAAGCTATTAAAAGAATTTGAAGAGATGCTAGGTTCCTTAGATCAGGCTGGGGATCATGATGATGAGGAGGATGATTTTGGATTTTATTTTCCACCTCATTTTGTAAATTACCCGACCGATAAAGACCTAGAATATCCTGAAGAAAAAAAGAAAGAAAAGAAAGACAAAGACGAACCGCCTCCTATACCTAAAGAGGCAAAATGTAAGCACCCTAAGAAATACATTAACAAATCTATGAGTGTTTATTTCTGGGTGTGCCCAGACTGTAAGGCTGACTTAGGAGATGCTTAGTGGATTTTAGAGACCCGACAGAGGAACAAGATGAATGGAAACTTTTGGAAGAGATTACTATTAATGATAGGACACTTATCGCTTGGTATAATCCTAACGATTCTATTATTAGCCTCGTTATTACGCACCTGTTCGAGCAGCCTAATGAATTAAGTAAAAGAAGTCCTTATTCAAACTGGGGATATATTACACATATGGAAACCAACATGTATACTTGTGCAGAAGCCGCTGAAGTGGTATCGCTGTATTTACAAGATATGGAAAAAGATAACGCTTGGTGGGAAAATGCTTAAACAACACTTATTTGTAAATATTATGATGGTGTTACAAGTAGGAGCTATTTTTAGTTATTTCTATAATAAAAACTGGGGTTTAGCAATCTACTGGCTCGCTTGCTTAGCGATTAATTTTGTGGTAACTTATGTTATAGGGAAGTGATTATGTTAGAACTTATTTTATTATTGATATCACCAGTTTTATTGTTCGTACTAGTTTTTGGAGTGCCGATGACTTATGGTGATAAGATTAGCAGAGATATGTTAAAGGATTATGAGCCAAATAATGTTAGTTCATATCAAGGGCATTATACGGAATAATACCTTTAAAGTTAAAATTCAACTTAACAATACCTTTTGCACTAATCTGTACATTCTCATTTGTAACTTTACATTGAGGTATGAATATCAACTTTGTATCTGACTGTCTGTCTCTAATTTCAATAGAAACATATGGTGCAATTAGCCTTTGGTTAATTTTAGTAGTAGCATCTTTACCTTGAAGACCGCCAGACAGCTTTAATCTTAATCCTGAAATAGATCCTTGAACTGAAATTCTATCTGTAGATATTTCTTGAGCAAATGGAGAGTCAATACCGTATGTCTCACTTTCACCATAATCAATAGTGTAAGATATCTGCTGTACCTCTGGGTAAAGCTTTCCTCCTATGAATAATTTACAATTGGCTCCTGCCAATACTACTGATTGAGACATTTATACTCCTAAACTGGATCTTCACCCCAGACATAAAACTTGTCTGAGAAATCTGTACCCCATTTAGCCAATCCGATATCATTCGGGTACAATACTGTAATAACAACTTGTATACCTGTAGCAGCTACCAGGTTAATTAAATCCTGAGCGTAGATACGACCCGATACAACATCTGTAATATAGAAAGGGTAGTCTGAACCATCTCTTGCTACATCATATGGAAAATCTTGTGAAACTAAAGATATATTAGTACCTGCACTGTGTACGTTTTGAAAAGAATAAGATGGATTAATTAAAATCTGAGTATTAGATGGTCTAGATATATAAGGAACTGGACCTTCTTCTTTTGAAGTACCAAATCCAAAAATAAGCTTACCTTGCTCATCAGGAATATCTGAAGCATCATCTACTTCAATAATAAGACTTGTGTTTTCATCTATATCTTCAGTTGTATTACATTCTTCCCCACCAATTAAGAATGGTTTAGCTGGATCAAAAGTATATGGACCGAGCTGGTCTAAATCTGATGGACCTGCATCATGTAAGTGAGCAGCACCTTGTCTATCACGTCTTACAACCCTAGTTGTAGCAGGTACAAATACTTCTAACAATCTATTTTCTGTTTGATATGCAGCAGCATAGTTAACTTTAGAGTTTAGAGTAAATCTTTTTGGATTAAAAAATAAAATACCCTCATCAGTACCTTGCAGTGTTGTCTCAGGAACACCTGATGGATTTTCCCATTCAACATAAGCCTCACCTACTAAACCACCGCTTACTGCTGTAATAGTAAAAGTACCTTGGTTCGCACTGTCAAAAGCAGATCCAAATATGTTTACATAATCATCTTTCTGAACTACACCGATAAATGGATTTGGTCCACCAGACCAGGTAGCTCTAATAACACCGCCTGGCTCTTGAGATAAAGTCCATTGAGTAGCGGCTACACCACCAGTAGGTCTAATCTCAGAAAACTTTAGTTTATTTTGAGCCTTTCCACCACGGACCCTTACTGAAGAAGATGGTCCATTGGTTTCAGATATAAGCGAAACATATCCACCATTACCATCATCTCTGGCAACAGCAGCACCTGTTTTACCAAGTCTTCTAATTTCTTTTGTAATAGCGTCAGCCACTTCTTGAGCTGTAGCTGAGTTTATATTTGTAAATTGATTTGTTGTAAAGTCGTCATATTGGATAATTAAAGTATCACCATCGTCTAGATCATAAGTCTCAAACTCTTCAGAGAAAACAGTAGCTCTTACAAATTCCTGACCGTACATTACTCTAAGAATCTCATGCACAAGATCTACGACCTGTTTACGAGTTGAAACCTCAATACCAATTTCTCTAAAAACTTCATCAGAAAGACCAATGTTGTCGGGTCTAGTAAGGTTACGACCAGCCAGTAGTTCATCAAGATATCTACCGTCAGCCGTTACGATATATAACTGATCATTAACAGCTTCTACGTTATCTATTAAATGTAATGGACCACCAGCCAAGGCTTCTAAAATAGCGTCAGTCTTCTCACCCCTAATTGAAGGGTTTAAATACTGCCTAAGCCTCTGCTTTTCCTTATCCCTAGTACTTGCCATTATTCAACCTTAGAAATTGTAATATCATTAACGATATCTAGAATAAGTGCTTTTTCACTCGGATTCACAACAATCACATCGTTATTAATATCGTATTGAGGAGAAGTTACAGAAACAGCCTTAACACCTGGAATACTATTAACAACAGCCACAATATCAGAAATCGCAATCGAAACACCTACATCATTGGAATTAATAAGTGCTGCAATATTGTTTCTAGCTTGCTCAACAATCTTACTGAAAGGAATACCTGTATTAACACGTACACCTACACCTACTTCAATTCTTCTAACTAGAGGTGGCTCAATAAAGATTTCAGCTCCAGCAGCAGCTACACCAGGGTATGTTACGTTATCTCTTGGATCACCGTAAACAATTCTATTGGACTCTGCAATAAGACCTGTGTTGTATCTGTAAGAATCAAGACCACGCTTGACTTGTGTAGGAAAGTTTAACTTACCAACTGAGCTAAATGTAACTTCACCAGCATCCTTATTAACCTTTAAGAACTGCTCATCGGTATCAAAAGTAAGAATAGTTCTAGTACTATTAGCCGGATCAACAGTTTTGTTGTAGATCTTCTTATAACCAGAGTACTTTAATGATTCTTCCACATATACCTGAATAGCTTTCTCTTCTAACTGTACGTTTGACTTAGGAGCAAGGATTGAGCCTACAACAGCCTTTTCTTTAGATATAATATCTATAATAACATATTCTCCAATATTATCCCCATCAAATACATCGCCAGAGATAATAAATCTGTCTCCTACAACTGTAACGTCATATTCAGAAAACTTAAGAGAAGGAATGTACAACTTCAATGAAATTATCTCCAGAGTCTACTACAAGAAATTCACCTTGATTATCAGCAGCAAAATCAGTACCGAATGTAGCCACATCACCCATTCTAGCAACACTTAAATCTGGCTGGGTTCCGTTAGTATCCCACTCAACTCTCATAATACCGCCAGTAGCTACAACGTCAAACTGAGTAGTACCGTCAAAACCTAGAGATCTGAGATTATCAACTACCTCTACAATTTCTTCTACAGCGTTTTCATTTTCAATATAGAAAGAGTTTTCATATGTTCTAATAACCCTAAAAGTACCTTGATTAAGAGTAGCAAATGGATCGCCAATTATAATTGTATCACCTTCTTCAATTTTAGCAGATACCGACATACTTGCTAAAGGCAGAGATTCTGCAACAGCATCTACACCTGAAGAGTTTTCCACTACAATTGTAGTTCCGTCATCAGATGTACCTATAACTCTGAAAGATCCATTATTTTCTGCAACAGATAGTCCAGCTATCGTGAAGACATCGCCTCTTTGAGCTTCAATGAAGTTTACAGATCCTGTGGTAACAGTATATTCTGTAAATCCTGTATCGTCATTTTTATCAACTGAAATATCAGCAGCACCATCATTAATTTCTACAGTCTTGCTAAATACTGGAGCAGATCCAGACCCATCCCATGTAACACACACTAATTTACCGTGCTTCTCGATATGGAAAGTTCTGCCTCTATCTCTAAAGAAGTTTCTAGGCTCACCAAAGTAATGATCGCCTTCATCTCTGTTTCCAAGAGTGATGGTTGATTGACCTGCTGTAGGAATATTGTCTTCAAAAGTAACAGTGGTAGCAAAAGCAAATCCTACATCTTTCTTCTGAGCCTGAGCAGCAGTTAGTTTAACCCACTGACCAGCTTCAAAGCCGATACCAGAACTCTTAGAGATCACAGTGTTCATAAATTCAGTACTAGTTACTCTAGAAGCAGCTTGTAGAACCTGAGCATCAGCAGAGTTTCCTTTACCGCCAGTAACTTGAACGACACCATTAGATCCTAGAAGATCAGTTCTAAATTGGATCTTGCTCTCTCTTTCAGATGTAGTTACCTGAGCAAGTGTTGTAATACCTGTTACAGCTAGGATATTCATGAAGTCTACAACCTGTCTAGCAGTTGTAGGAATTAATCTAATTTGCTCTCCAGCATTAAAAGCATAGGCATTAGCCGTTGCTGTAGTGAAACTAGGAATTGTAAGGGCTTGTTTAAGTCTAAACTGATAGTTTGGAGCAACAGCATCTAAATCACTGTTTTCAATCCAGTTGATACCGTCAAATAGATCAATACCTGTAGCTGTAAAGTTAGTGTCTTCTTCTGTAGACTTAGCAATTACACCAGCACCAGTGATACCGTTATCATCTATAAGCTCTGCTGTTAAATAATCAGAAAGATTATCTGTAACATATGTTACTATTTCGTCAGCAGTTGTGTCGTTATTTTCAAATAAGTTAATTGTAGTAGAAGTAAGTGTTGCCCTGTCGATCTCAGCAACAGCAGCTCCAACTTCTCTAATAACTGTAAAAGAAGAGGCTGTAGCAGAATCTACTCTAAAAGTACCTACGTTAGCTGGATCGAACTCTCCATTATCTGTAATTGTGGCGTAACCACCTGAAGATAATGCAGCATCAATAGTAGGTGCTGTACCAGTTCCGTTCCAAGTATAAGTAACTTCATCGTAAGTACCGAAAGTAGTAATAGTCACATCCCACTCAGTAGTACCATCTATATTATTAGAAATTGGATTTCCTGATTTAAGGTTGATTTTTACACTTGTCTTGTCAGTGATAAAGATATTATGACCGATTTCCTGGTTAGCTGCTGTAGGATAAGTGTAGCCTACATTATATCTTTCACCAGCCAATCCCCACTCAGCGCATCTATAAAGAATAGCGTCCTCATCTACTAAAGGATTAGTAGGATGTAGTACGTTTCTAGCCTTCATTAGTACCTTATAGTTTTTGAAATCAAAAGTACTACCAAAGAACTGTTCAAATTCAATACCTGCACCAGAATCTACATCATATGCCCTGAAGTTATTTGAGTTAATCCCCATAGTATTATTAACTTCAGCAGTTCTGTACATATTGATTGGAAATGTCTTCTCTGAAGGATCATTGTCCAAAATTACAACAATACTGTCATTTGCAGTAAATTGAAAAGTATCAGCTATATAATATCTGTCATTTTGTCTTAATCTTCTAATCAACTGAGAAGGACTGATATTAACGGTCAGTCCAGAAAAAGAATCAATCTGATTTCTTTCTTTTGAAGCCATACTTTCTTGAATTGCAGTTAAAGGCTCTAGGAAAGACACAATTGCGTTAGGGTCTACACCTAATACAGCCAAATCTACAGCACTATCAAAGTCACCGATAGTAGAGTTTGGTGGATCTGCGTCAGTATCATCAGTTATTAAGTTATGAACAAATAGAGGAAAGTCTGAGTCTGAACTTTCACTTTCGTAAAAAGCAAATAGAGAAATTTCACTTTGACCTCTAGTATTTTCTGTGAAATTAAGGGCTTTTGCAGGATCATTAAAAGTTACAATGAAAACTTCACCGTCAGTATCTTCTGATTCAGTAGTAACAATTAATACCTCATCGCTTTCAGTAGAAGAAGTAGCTCCTACTAGAGCATCTTCTAAAAGAGCTGCTATAGTATTTATATTATAAGCACCTGCTGGTATCTTGGTTTTCTGTACAGCTTTATCAGTTCTTACAATAGCAATACCTTCACTCCAAACAACTGGACCTTCAGCTATAGCCGTTACAAACTCATTAGGAGTTACCTTAAGATCTATAGTATTACTGGTTTTGGCTTGAACCCTAGCTTCTAGCCTATTACCTGCCGCTAAATCTTCAGACCAGATGATTACCCAGTCTCCTACCTCTACATTATCAAATGCAGTAGCGTTATTAGACTCATATCTAACAATATTTACGGCTGGCTTAGTTACAGTAATGGTGGTATCTGCTGTAACACCAGTGTTTACAAAAATAGCATCTTTATTATCAATCAAGAACCACACATATGCATCATTAACTAATGTTATACTTCCACCAAGGATAGGTGTTGAATCTAAGCTCCCTTTGGTGAATTCAGTACCAGCACTAAGACTATCGCCTTCTTCAAGTGCCTGAGTAAGTTTAAACTGAGCTGTGTTTCTTGATAGCGTAAAGTCAGATTCTTTACCTTGAGCCGTAAGACCTTGAGCAAGTGAGAATACGCCTTTATTAACTAAAGTAGATGTTTCATTGATAGCAAGCTCTGCTCTAGATGTCTGACCTAAGTTTGAATTAATTACAATTCTATTTCCGTTAATAGAAGCCGTAATACCTGTGACCTTTTCGTTGATTACATTTACCCATGATTGTAGTGAGTTGTTTTTATCTACAGTTACGTGAGTTCCTTCAGTTAGGAAATCAGAATCATTGAAAGTATAAGTTATCTCATCAGTACCATCTACAGAAATAATTAGAGTCTCACCATCAGAAATCGTATTTGACCAGTTAATTTGCTCTTCAGATGTTACCTGAGCAACACGACCATTTCTAGATAATGGCAGTTTGTTTTTAAATAATCTTAGTGTTTGAATTTCACCAGCAGGAAGACTTAATGCTTCACCAGCATCGTTTCCTGTAGTAGGATTAGTCTTTTCTACAAATTCATCAAGCTCTTCCCTTGCAAAGATACTGATTCTAGTTCCATTATCAATGGTACGAGCAGAGAATGTAATGTTTGGATTTGCGTTGATAGAAGCAACAACCTCAAATGCAGTAGCGTTACCGTTAGATCTGAAGTCACCTTCATTAAAAACGTGTTCACTAATATCTCCACCCACTAATATAGCAAGTCTATCATTGGGGCTAATACTAAATGGAGATGTATTGTTAGAAAGTAGAGAAGCTTTAGCTACAGAGGTTTGACGACCGCCTGTTGCAAGTTTAAAGAATCTTTCACCACCAAGCGCAGAATCTACAATAAATTCTAGCCCTGTACCAGCGGCAGCTTCTTCATAGCCAGTTCCGTCATCAATAAATAGTGTAGTTTTTTCACCATCAGAGAAAATCTCGTTAGATGTAACAGTAGCATTCTCATCTGGAGCTTGAGCACCTAGTACAGATGATGTTACAGCAATTGCTGTACCAAGACCACGAGAGATTCTAGCTCTCTTAATCTTAGATCTAATTTCCTCATCAGTATCAGAGTTCTTACCTGTATTGAAACCAATATCGTTTGTAACTGTGGCACCAGTGAATGGTGTAGCAGCAAAACGCTTAATGGCATTTCTAGGTACGTTACCTTCTATACCTGGAATTTGAGCAGCAACAGGTACGCTTGTGATTACATTTTCACCATCAAGGATTACAGCCTGTTGAGTTAAGGTAAAGTTAATATTGGATGACGCACCTGAGGCAGGAGCTAAAACAACCTCACCAGCAGATACAGTACGAACCCCACCTTGAGCTAAAATAACTGATTCAGAAATATTATGAAATTTTGTTGTCGGGTTAACAAGAGTAAGCTCCCAAAAACCACCCACCTGAGTAGTAGCATTATAATCAAGTGGACCTTCTACGTTAGGAGTTCCACGACCAATATAGATTTGACCTGTAGATGGAAATAGTGATGCGTCAGAAACACGGATAATTGTAGAGCCAATATTTGGAGGATTGTCACCAGCATAGATTTTAGTAGCAATCTTTTCAAAAGATCCGTCACGAATAGTAACAGTACCTGTAGCTACCTTATCGCCTGAAATAGAAATATTTTCTTCTTCTGCAATCCTTTTGAGCTTTTCTCCTGTTGCTCTGTCTACGTTGAAATCTCTAAGTATAGAGAAATTATCGGCTGAAGCCCTATATACGGACTGAGCTACTGCCTCAAAGAAAGAGGTTACTACCGACCCTGTATTCAAGTCGTTAACACCAATTTTAGCAACGTAGGTTCTCAGCATATCACCGAGAATCTGCTCATACGATTTTGGAGTTGGAGTTCCTGACATATTAATCCCTCTTATTTATATAATACCACACTATAGGTCGAAAGTTATTGGAACCACACCAGATCCATTAGCTACTTTGACCGCCATATCTATGGCTAATGTCGCACCATTTAATCTTATACTAATTCTTTCTATAGCACTGAATCTTGGATCATCTTCGATCATTTTATTCAATGCAGTGATAATATCACCATTTTCAATATCTGCTACGGAAATACCGTGATCCAGACCTAGACCAAAGTCAAGGTGTCTAAGCAAAGTTCCTTGCTTGGTTCTTACTTTTAACTTAAGAGCCTGGACAAGGTTAGTAAGTCCATTAGCAAGCCTAAAATCACCAAACTGATCTACAGCAACATCACCGTTATCAGTCAAAAGAAAGTCGATCTTAGAAATTCTAGTAAGCTGATCTTCTTCCAAGTGTGTAGGTGTCTGAATTCTGTCATCTTCTTCAGCAGGCTCATCTACTGGAATATAAATCTGATTTTGGCTATTTACAGTACCTGGTAAGAAGCCTTGAATACTAGCGTTGTCTGCTGTAGTCAAAGAATCTAAATTAGGTAATCCATCAAAGCTTACTAAATAGTTATTATCACCAATCTGTTCTACATCAATAATTTTTCTTGTAAATTTAGATACACTGTCACTTCTTAATACAATTGTCTGACCTATATATAGTCTGCCTTCAGTATCGTCTACATTTATTTGACGACCATCACCGTTGGATAATAAAGTATAACTAAATCCTTCCTCATCAATATATGGTGAGGTAAGTCTATTTAGTGTCGCTATCTCAACCCACTTGTCAGGGTCATTCAGATATCTAGCAGCAATCTCTTCAATTGTTAATCCAAATGGTACTGGAACTAAAAGCTTTGATTCAGTAACGTCAAAATCGATACCAGCTTCATTTGCAAGACCACCTACAAATTGTAATGGGTTTTCTACTGAGAAATCATCCCACTGTAATGTAGCTGTCAAAATATCATACATCTGTAAAGATTCCATTAAAGA